GGATTATTATCTATCTGATTAAGCCTGTTGTTCAGTTCTGTAATAGGGAACATATTTCCCTGACTCCTGATGATAGCTTCCTGTGGAGTAATAGGATATTGTGAAATACGCTTGGTAATAGTATTGATATCTGTTGAACCATACTTCACTTTATACCTATCCATACAAAGCATCAAGAGTGCCTTACTGACATCCGAATTACCATCCTTGTCTATACAGGTGTCATCATAGTTCATATAGGCTGGATAGAAGAAGCCACACTCCTTCCTGCCCTGACCTTCCTTGTCATATACATTTTCCAGTCCATACAGGTTATAACCGTCTGGAGAATAAAACATTTCTGCAAAGGCTGTAAAGTCACTCTGGTCATCACCAGCCGTACCATACATATAGATTTCACCGAATACAGAGGAACCTTGCTCTACTGAAGGCCTGATCATGTTATACATCTCTCTTAGATTCTTGAAGATACCTGCCTCCTCAATCAGATAAAGTACACCACGCGAACCATTCAGCTTATCCTGATTGACACCTGTGATAATACCTGATACTGAGTTCTTGCTGCCATAAGCTACATCACTTCCTGACTTCTTATAACCTGACTGCCATACAAGTTCTTGTACACTACTCTTTAATCTTCTTGCAGCAAACTGTGTATTCTTGGCACAGAAGTCTATGTTATCTACAAAGACGGAGAGTATCTGGTTAGTTCCTATCAGCTTGGTTCTATCAGTGGCAGTAACCATGCATTGTACCTCACTTCTGTTATTCTCAAACTCTCCTATTTCAAATCTCTTGGAAAGCATTCCTGCACCAAAGGAGGTCTTACCTTTACCACGACTAGCCAGTGCATCTGCATGTTTCTTATGTTGTCTGGCCTGAAGAACATAGTGAGAGAGAAGAAACTGCCCATCCCAGAAACCTGGGTGTCTGGTAGTACGCATCTCAAATCCATCATCTCTCTTTACTACCAAATGCATAGGACAATAGTTCAGCATCCAGTAGTAGTCTCCTGTTACCCACATACCTGTATCAGGATTGACAAAGCCTTCCCAGCCTCTCTGTCTCTCCTCTCTTATCCATCTTCCATATTCACTGTTAGGATTGGCATTAGGTCTAAGGTTGGTGTATTTTTCATTCTCCTGCCATTGTAAGGCTGATTGCCTGAAATAGTCTGAACCCTCTAATATAGGAGGCTTGGTAACATCTATGATAGCCCTGCCAAACTCATCCCTTGGAAGCTGGGATACAAGGGGCCTGTTAGGAGAAACCATCCATCTGATGAAAGGGACATTATTCATAAAGTCCCAGAAATTCTCCTGTACCTCCTGTGGATACTTTCCTAGCTCCAGCTCTTCCAGGGGAGTCTGGCATTTATTAAAAATTACATTATCCATCACAATCCTTTACCGTATGTTTTCATTTTGTGGAAACTCCTTAATCCAATCCTATATCTCCTAAGGTCAATTCCTGAGAACCTCTTGCCTTTCCTTCATCTGCTTCCAGTTCCTGTTCTACCTTCTTCTGAAGTGTCTGTAGGGAACTGACAATCTTCTCTACATCCTTTAAGGCAGATGTAATGGATGATACCTGATATTTAGGCTTTCCCTTGTCATCTTCTTCTGTAAGGTCTACAGTCCTCAGAAAATCTCCTACCTTCTTGGCTCCTATAATGGAAGACTGCAGCAGTTCCTGAGATGGAGTAATGGTCAGTTTCCTATATATTTCCATAGCCTCCCTTAATAATTCTGAGGGCTTGAAATCTTCAGGTAGTCCTTCTTGTTTGATAACCTCTGCTGCCCTTTCCTCCATATCTATAATATAGGAATAAGAGCTTGCTGGAGAAACCATAAAGTACATAAAGGCTATCTGTCTCCAAAAGTTCTCTTTTCTTTCACTTCTGTCTTGATGAAACAATCTCCTGATAGGTCTCACCAGAAAAGCTTCATCTGCTAATTTTATTTGGTAATCCTCGTATCTAATAAGCTTCATAAATTCTCAATTTGTGCTTACAAAATTCTCAAATCTAAAAAAGGCCCAGGCCAAATAGCCCAGGCCTCTTCTCCCAAAAACAACTTCTACTCAGCTTATAATGATTTTAGGCTTCTCTGGAGTTATAATAGGATTCTTATTACCCTGAACTTCTTCTCCCTCAAATGAAAACAGAATGTCTCTGTCACTTAGGAACAAGCAATCCTGCGGCTCTCCCTTCTCATCGTCTACCTGAACCCAGTTAAACTTGAAGTCAATGACCTTATTCATATCCATGTCATTCTTAATGGAGTTAGGGTCATACTTCCTGACTGCATAATTCATCACATTAATCATCACCTTATCGCCAGGCTGGATGTCTCTTACCAGTGGTCCTACTGCCACTACTGTCTGATAGGTCTTAAGATCTCCCTTCTTACATTCAATCAGCCCATGTGCATCATACATATCCTGCTCATACTTCTCACCTGTTGTTACCAAATTAGTGAACAAGGGCTTAATCTTCTTTATCTTTATCATTGTTATCCTTTTTATATTTGTCTTTTCCTTTATAATTCTTATAGTAAAGCTTGAACTGCTTCTTTAGGTTATGGTACCTGTCTAGCGTGACATAGAGCTTGCCTATAGAGGGGATATTGACATTTGGCCTGAGATTAAGGAACTCTTCATCTGTAAGTTCTTCCTTTAAGGGAAGAGATGTAATATGTTCCCTGACTGCCTTCCAATAAGCCTTATAGGTCTTATCTACCAATGTCCTGGACACTCCCGTAGACTCTGATACCTGAGCTATGATTTCTTCATAGGTCATCCTTCTGGTTATTCTTAATGAGAATCAGTAACTGGAATACTCCGTTGTCATCCTTCCTTACATTAGGAATCAGCCTGGGATTGATACCTTTGTCAGAGATTACTTTCTTCTTCTTTAAGGTACTCATCACCACATAGAAGTGTGACTGTGTGATATGACAGTCTTCAATGACCTTACTCTTGGTCTCATTGCTCATCAAAAGCCTGTCCACCAATTCAGGAGGAACCTGCTGGGAGAGTTCAAGCCTCTGTTTAAGGAAGGAGGCTATGACATCTATTTCCCTGGGGGTCAGTTCTACAAAAGGATGTATCAGGGTACACCACCATTTGAAGAAGTCCATGCTGGAACTGGCATCAATGTTGAGTACATTATTAGGCTTGTGCCTTGACCAGTTCCATCCTTCTTTCTTTGTCTGAACTTCACTCTCCATAATCAGTTCTGCTCTTTGTTATCTTCCTGTTCTGTTTCCTCAGGGATAGTCAGGGATTCCTGTACCTCTTCAGCACACTTCAGGACAAAATCAGAATCAAACCATTTCTCATACTTTGTATGAAGCTCAATCACCTTGAAAAGGTAGTCCATACGTCTTGTCTCCAAGAGAGCATTCATCTGCCCCATCTGCTGATGGAGTTTCTTGATATAGGTCTGCATCTGCTGGTTCTGCTGACTCAGCTCCATACAAGCCTGATTCAACTGCTCATAAGTGAGTTTCTGATTCTCAGCAGGCTGAGGCTTTGCCTCTGCATTGGGGTTCATCTTAATTTCCTTGCTTTTTAACTTCTGCTCTTCCATAGTTTCTAATATTTTTATTGATTATTCTAATATTTAAAATGCTTATACAAAAATAATTTTAGCTCATTCAGTTTATTCTGCTTGATGAGTGTATCAAAGAATAGTATGATGGAGTCTGCTTTTCCATAGCCTCCTGGGAACTTGGGATAGATAGCCTTGATAATCTCTCTCCAGTTATTGCTCTCATATACTTTGAGCTTTAGCTTGTCAAGAGACATCTTGAAGATAAAACTCTTCTGGGGATCTTCCTGTTTCTGGACAAACTTCTTCCCGTACTTCCTCTCATACTTCTTCTCCCATTCTTCTATAGAGGATTCCAATATATCAGAACTTCCACAGTCACCGCAGCATTCAGCATCAATGCTCTCTTCATACTTTATCTTCAAAGAGAAACATCTGGCACAGTATTTCACTGGCTCTGAATCATATTCCTGGTTCTTCTCTTCTACTGACATACCTTATTATATATGGAAGTCTAATAACCAGATTACTTCTTCCTCCTGAGAGTGCCACCAGTTGCCTTCACATTGGCAGCATTCTTCATTGCATTAGCCCTCTTACTTAAGTCTGAGGCTTGCTTACTGGCTTCCTTGATGGCTCTGCCCATCCTTGCCTTGTCATTGATAATCTCCTGATACTGGGCCATGACTCTGGCATCATCCTGAGCCTGCCATTGTTGTTCCTGTTTTTTTGATATTGCCATGATTGTATCCTTTTAATTTAATTATTAGTATAATGAAAATTGTCTTAAAGTAATAGTTTAACCTTTTTCGTTATTATCCTATATCTCAACAACTTATGAAGTTGTGAAATACGCCACAAAGATAAACAATCTTCTTTAAATAACCTAATCTTCTTTGTAATTCCATCCTAATTTTAAAATTATTTAAGGTTCCCATCCCTCCCCTATCTCAGGATTATTCACTATCTTTGCAACCAAACCCCTACAATTCTCACATATTTTATATAATTCATTACATATTTATGACAGCTCTTCATAAAATTCATTACATAAACCCCCAACATGCACCCGTAGCTCAGTTGGCAGAGCACCTGACTCTTAATCAGG